GTGATCTTGCCTGCTTTGAACAATTCAATTGCACCAATACGCCAATCAGCACTGCCACCTTCGTCGCCTTTGACATTGGTAAGTTTACCATCTTGTGAATTCATTTGACACAAATTCAAACACTTGCGTAGATCTGGATAGGTACTACGTACATAAGTGTCCAGTGTGTCAATGTCTAGTTCGACACCTTCAGCAACCAACACAGTTGCAATCCTTGCAGTAAACTCTGTCTTGTCTACTTTCTCAATATGAAAGCCTTGACACCTTGAATGTAATGCAGGAATAACTCTGTTTGGATAGTTACAAGTTAGTATGAATCTTGCACTTGCATGATACGTTTCCATAACGCCACGCAGTGCCGCTTGTCCGTTTGGCGATATATAGTCAGCCTCATCTAACAGTACAACCTTGAAGTCACCAAATGGCATTGTTTGCACAAAGCCTGTGATCTTGTCACGTATTGTGTCAATACTATTCTCTCTTGATGCGTTTATTTCTAACACATCAAAGTCATCTATTTCAAGTTGTTTGATTAGTATTTTTGCCAGTGTGGTTTTACCTACACCTGGTGCACCGCTAAACAGTAGATGCGGAATAGATTTACCGTCAATCCAAGTTTTAACTTGTGCTTTTTGTTCGTCATCGCGGAAAACATATCCGTCAATGTCATTGGGCCTATACTTCTCAGTCCACAGTTGCTTCATCTAATACTCCTAAGTTATTCTTATTATAACAAGAAAAAAGGTAGAAGTCAACCAAGTCTTCTACCTTTTGATACTTTAATTTAGATGAGTTTAATCGCCTTGGTAGAACTTTGAATTAGCTCCCATAGTGCCTTTACTGATATGCAGTGCATCACTCAATCCGTCGTTACCTGGATCTTCATCACTTACAAGCAGAATGTCTTTGTTATCAACTTTACGTATTATGGTTTCGCCAATGTCATCTGTGATTTTTACACCTCTAGTCCAACGTCCGTGGTCTACACAAATCCATTGACCAATAGATACATCTTCTTGTTTAGGGCCAATGGCATATACCTTGCCCCAACGTGGACGAATGCCGTAGCCTTTTCCGTCATCACTTAGCATAATAATACCACTGCTAAGTTTTCTCTCTCCAAATTCCATTTCCTCAACAATAACATCGTCACGTAAAGCTCTAAACGAATCTTGTTTTACCTTGTATGCATCATAATTTACTGTGGCCATTATATTTTCTTTACTCCTGATTTTTCTTGTGCTAGTTGACGTGGTGTTTTTAATTGTTCTTGTTTAATAGTTCTTGCTCTAGCAATAGCATCAGCCAATCCACTTACCGGAACAGGTGCTTCTACTACTGGTGTTTCTACTACTGGTGTTTCTACTACTGGTTCTATATCGAGAAAACTTTCATTAACTACCGGAGTTTTAACAACTTTAGGTTTTGTTGTTTTGGTAGCTTTAGCAGTTGCTTTTTCTGCACGTCTTGTTTTCTTAAATGCTTCTGCTTCTTTGGCATTACTTTGTTGTAATGCATAAGGATCAGGAGCAACAATTGCAGGTGTTATTTCATCAGCAACAGGAGCTCTACTTGCTTGAGGAATATCGTCTTGTGGTCCAATTTGTTTATTATACTGACGTTTCTTTTGCTGAACTTTACTGTCAATGGATTTTCCTTTGTTGTCTATTCTATCTCCACGAGCATTTACTCCCATATTACCAACTGCTCTAACATTTTCGTTTTGCAGTAACAAAGCACCAAGGTCAATTGATTTGCCCTGCGAACTTCTATAGACTTTTTTAACTGCCATAATTTAACTCCTATTATATGCGTATATTATATTTATCGCAGAAATTCATTGGGGTCTAAATCGTAGTACATGCTGTCAACTCTATGTACACCTAATAGGTACAATACATAACTTGCCACACTTGATCCTCTGCCTACACCCCAAATGATATTGTTTTCTTTCATTGTGTCTACTAGATATCTCAAATACTTTAGCAAGTTAAAAAGATTGCGTTCTTGAAACATCAATAGTTCTTCACCTGCTCTTTGTATTTCTGCATCTGTCTTACAACAATCAATAATATGTTGTGCAATATCTATCTGCTTGTATTCTTCTGGCATTAACCAATTGTTCTGATTTGCTAAATCATATTCATCTACACTAAGACTTATGTCAGACTCGGGAAATGTATTGTCCAGTTTAACAGTGCTATCCACAGTGATACCAGAAACATTTTGTTCACTCATCATGAGATCTACTACGTCTTCAATATTGTATACTATTTCGCCAAACTTATTTTTTATCATTGGGTTTGAATTCTACTACGTTTTCTCTAGACTCTTTTTTAGGTTTGTTTTTTGTATCAAGTATTACTTCAATTGTCATATCTTCAGGATTATGATCTTCTTCCCATTCATATCCAAGGCTTTTCCATGTTTCTGTTGTTGGAAGACTTACAACTTTCTTACCACGTGGCTTTTTTTGTTCGTGACACTCTGGTTCTACATTGTTCCACCAACCATTGTCCTCAAAAGGACCACGCATTTCGTCCTCACCGTGTAAGTAACTTACACCAGCAGCAGTTGAAGTTATATCTAAGTCGGTTACAATCACCCTCTCCTCAACAATGCTATTGAGTTTACAGTGTAACGCAATACCTATTATTTGGTCAACCGGTTCGACAGGAAAAGGTATTACTTTAATACCTGCGTTTTCGTACAGTTTGATTGCTTCTTTTTCTTCTTGGTCAACAAGCACACTATCAGCAAACTGTTCGTTAATAATGTATTTGATTCTTTCAAGTGCAATATTCTGATCTATATGATCATCAGTGACTGTTACCAATTGTACATTGATATGATAACTGTTCATTACCATTTTGCCTAGTAAATGTGTTGCCGCATAAAAATGTGGACTGATTCCTATTCGTACATTGCTCATGATATATCTATCTTATCCTCAAAGTCTTCAGGGTTTGCTCGTTTGGTCTTTTCTGACAGTTTGTTTTTATATGTTTCCATTGCCATTTGTAATTGCCCAAGAACTTGATGGTTTCCTGTTCTCATGCATATGGTGTATTTGTTGTTTAGATCAGTGATTTTTTCCATTAACTCTGTTGGAGTAAGGTCGTCGATATTACCTATCAGTGGATGTTCCACTATACGTCACCGTCTTGTCTGTTTTCACTATAGTGTGCATCAAAGTCGCCACCTGGGTAACGTGCTTTGAGTTTATCAATATTCATTTGAATAACTTCGTTTGGATCAATGTTTAATGCCATACAACCTTGCATCCAATACCACATGATATCTCCTAGTTCACGTTGCATATGAAAGATGTTGTCTTTGTCTAGTGGCTTACCTTGGAACATAATCTTCTTGACTACTTCAGTAAACTCACCTGCTTCTGCACCCAAGCCAAATGCTGCCGTTACCAGTCTAGGCATGTCAGCATCACGTTGATTAACCAAGTTTACCCAACGGTCAGTAAAAGCATTATTGTTTTTGCTTTCGTCGCTGGTTACTACGTTTACGAATTCTTTATATTTGTTTAGATCTATCTGTGTCATTGAGCACTCCTTTTACATACATTAATTATAACGCAAAGTAATGGGTATGTCAATAACTAATTTGGCTTTTTATGCGAATGTTCCACCGTTGTTACCAATACAAAACCATTTGCTATTGATATACATTAGTGTTACTGCGTCGCCGATTGTGTCAAAGGTAATAGTACCTGTGCCTGATGCTTTCCATCCTGCGTTGGTTACTGTTGTTACCATATCACCACTATCACCTACCATAGCAAGTACCTTAACTTGTCCTTCAACCCCTGCGGCTAATGTGCTTGTTTCGGCGGCTGCGGTTGTAAAGTAACTTGAAGTTAGTGTTAGACTGGCTGCACCTGCATCTGCTAAATCTTCACTACCTGTAAGTTGAATTGGATTTACAAGTTTATTTCTTGGTCTTGTTAGTTCACTAAAGTAAATGGCTGTTCCACCGTCATCAGTGTGAAATTCAAATTCATATGTACCAGTTTCATTAAATGTAATTACATTTGATGCAATTCCTTGAATGCCTACAACACTCTGTGCTGCGGCACTTGCTCCAACTGCTGCTGGTAATGTTACTGTGTGTGCAATATTAGCAACTGTGATGCGTACATTAAACCAACTTGCGTTGCCTGCACTTGGAATGTTTGAAAATGCTAGTGTTATTGATCCGCCTGTTGTAACTGTGTACCACTGTCCTGCACTATAATCAATTGCAGTTGATCCTGTTACTGAACCTAGTGCAATTCGTGTTCCACGAAATGCTTGTGTTTTCATGTTTTTTACAAGTGCACCAGCCATGTCGTTGTCCAGTGTAGTACCTGTTAATGCACTCTTAAAGATTCCCTTTGCTTGTAAGTCATCAATTTCAGTTTCTGCATATTCAAAGTTTGTTTTGATATTTGTAAAGTTATCACGAAACCCTTGACTATCATTGTCCTG